AGCTTTGACAGCATCAGGCTGCGCTGTGAGATCAATCAAGGTACGGTTGCGTTCATAGTCGTCTAGCACCTTGCGTTCTGTTTGCTCATGATCCATCCAACGTTGCAACATGAGATTGTTCCAGGCATATCCGCGACGGTCACGATCTTCAAACGCTTCTGTGAGTCCCACTTGATTTTTTGTGCCTTTCACACGCACACCTGGATAGGCTGAGAACACATTGTCACCGGGATCGCCACGCATACACTTCAAAAACAACACCCATTTCTGATAATCTGGGGGAGGTACAAAGTTGGCGTCAGGTTTGCCAACCTTGATCTTGCTGTTGCTCTCAATAGTGAATGCCAAGTTTTTGCCTTTTGCGTCTGTGACACCAGCAGTACTGAACAAGTGATCATTGATGCCATTGTACAATTTTACATTGGGTGCAATCAACTGCACAAAGTCGGAATCTGAGCTGACAATAACGTGTTCGTCTTGGGGGTGTAAAGCAATCCAACGTGCAATGATGTCATCTGCTTCTGCTGTGGCACAACGAACAACACTACAATTGGTTTTTGTAGACAAGTATTTAGTCAGCTCATCATAGGTTTCCCAGAACAGCTTGTCCTCTTCTGCTTCGGTCTCGCTCATTTGCCCACGTGCCACTGCACGATTGGCTTTGTAGGGTTTGTAGTGATCTTTGCGCCAGCTACGACCTTCCAGTGCGAATACCACATGATCAGCGCCCAAATCACGTGCTACTTTGTTTGCGCTCATCAGCGTTAGATGCAGGGCAAAGCCCAATTTGGTCCATGTGTCTGCGGCACGATGCGCTTGGTGCCGCGCACGGAAAAACATGTTAGAAGTGTCAATTAGTAAGTATCGCATCAGCAGGTACCAGGTTGTTTTGCTTGATGTATTGTAACACATGTTCAGCCCAAAATCTATGGGCATCTGCACCAAAATGCCAACTTTGTGGGTTTACTGTTGAAAAACCTGAGGTTTTGAGCAAATTGCTATAGGTCATTTGGGAATTGTACGGATCCATGTAACTGTTTTCCCAATCTGGATGCCATGGCACAGATGCAAAATGATTGTTTCCATTGAAGAAAACATGCTGAATATTTTTGGCTGCTAATTCTCGATGGAATTGCCAAATCTCTCTATGCGCTTGTTCTGTACAACGTTCCCAATTTATACTGGCAACAAATTGTTTATATCGATCTTGCAGTGCTCGGGGCACATGATCAATACCGGACGCATTAACCTGCCAATATTGGCCCTCATACATCCATTCTTCTCGTTCCCATGTTGACCACTGTATGACCATGACAGTACGGTCCAAACGGTTGTAGTTTTTGCGTATCCAGTCGCGTGTGGTACGCATGATTCTAGCATTGCTGGCTGCTGACTCTGCGTCACAATAAAATTCAGCATTGATCAGTTTGGCCAAATGGTGCCCCCAACTCACCGCTAGATTGGCAGGATGTGGGCGGCGACCCAAATGATATAATTCTCCGTCATCTTCAGCAAAGCAATGTGGGTTTGTTGCTTCAGCAGCCGCAGTATGACTATCACCGTTTACGTACAGTATCATCGTGGACTAGGCCCGCCTGTATCATCTGCACCCACTGGTTCCCATGACTCTAATTTCTTTTTCAAATCTTCAGCTTGTGCTACACGCTGGCGTAGTTCACTGCTGCTGAACGAATGATCTCGCCCATTGAAGTGCAATTCAATATCACGCTTGTGGCAAATCTCACGACCGGTAAATTCCCGACCTTCGTACTCTACACCCAGTATACGAACATCAATAGGCAACACCAGCAACAGGTCTTCCAAATCTTTTTCTGTGTTGTAAACCCAAACTTCGTCCACATACTTGCAACCTATGAGTTGCAATTGGCGTTCCACAATGCTTTGCACTGGTCGGTTCTTGTTGGGACGATCCAAGGTGGGATCGTTTTGCAACGCACAGATCAGGTAGTCACATTCTTCTTTGGCCTCACGCAACATGGCAATGTGGCCAGCATGTAGCAAATCAAATGTGCTGGCAGTAAAGCCCACACGTCTTCCATCCATCATGATTGTGTTTCCTTGTAAGCAGGGTTGGGTATGTCTAATTCAAATATGTGATACTGCGGTTTTACAGCATCAGTGTTCTTCAACAGTTCCATGGTACGATTGTGTTCGGCTTCGGTCAAGGAGCTGTAGAATCCCACACCCCAGGTCAGGGTAGAAGCAGCGCCGGTATTGCTCAAATAAGCACCGCTTTGTTTGACCAGTTGATATATCTTTATGGTTCGAGGAGGTGCTATGGGTTCCATTATCTCACCTCACTGCGTCCGTCGCCAATGTCTCGAGTGTGTACATACCCACTCACTGAGTTGCGCATGGCTTGGTCCTGTTCCCATGTTTCCATCACCACGTGTCTGCACACATTCTGGAACCAACGATCCACAATGTCTGAGTCTGCGTCTGTGGGCTTCATCATGTAGCCGGCCTTGACCAGTCGAGCAACAAAAATCTCATTCCAATCCAATTCAAATGCACCTTGATGCAAGTTGTTAGGATCAATGTCCATGCTCAAGATGGCCACATAAGGTTCGTTGTTTTCTGTGGCCAGTTGTTTGGCAGTTTTTTCTGGCGCCTTGGGCACACGAATGACTTTTTCTTTTTCCTCTTTTACAGGAGGTGTTTTCTTTTTTGTTAACCAATCCCACATTTCAAATGCTCCATCTAGTATCATTTACCCCACCCGTTGCCCCAAAGGTCAACGTGTAATCGTGGACTGTACCAGTAGCCACGTTTGAGTGCTTCGTCGGCAACGTTGATCCTGTTGCCATCATACACTGATACCACACCGCCTACGGGCATCACAAACACCGGACCACCAAACTCACGCAGGCGATACTCATCTACTGCACGGTCCAGTTCGTCGAAGTCTTCAACCTTTTCCACAACAAACTTGAGATAGGTCACACCATATGTTTCATAGTCCCAGACCACGTCAGGTTTGATGGCATCCGCCCATGACTCACCCGACACTGACAATTTGGGACTGACACTGAATGTGATCTCACCAAACCAGTTACGCAAGTAATCTTTGAACTCTCGAGTCAAGTCTTGAGTACCATTGGTTTCAAATGTGATGTGTCGCAGTCCACGTTCGTGTAGCACATCCAACAGTTCAGGATAAGCACGTTGCCAGCCCAACAACGGTTCGCCTCCGGTGATCACCAAATGCACAGGGTTGCCATTGGGTTGTAACCAGTTACCATTGGGCAATAATGCAGTCATCCGGTCCACCAGTTCATCCACTGTGTATGTGGGACTCAAGTGTTTGAAGTCTGGATGCCATGACGCATAACTGTCACAGCCTGTGTTCACCAAGGGCAGTTCTTCAAATGTTTTGTACAACTCCACAGTCTTGGCCACTTCGTCTGCTTCTGTGCTTTTTTCTCCAGGTTTGCAACCAAACCCTGAACAGGTGAAGTTACAACCAAACATGCGCAAGAACACGCTGGGCACACCAACATAGCGTCCTTCACCTTGTGCTGAATAAAATAATTCTGATACTTTGAGTTTCATAGTCTTGTTACCTTTGTCATCCCCGACTTGCGGGGATCTTTATTTAGATTAATACTTTGTTCATGCATTTTAACACGAGTTTCTGTTTTTGTCACCCAACCTGGTAATACTGCATCCAAATAGGCCAAATGCTCTTCAGGACTAGGGTGCGGGTCAGCACCGGGCTTGGGCCAGTTGTTTAAAAACACAGTTTTATCGTAGCCTGGCAATATGCTGTCCAATACATCGCTGTACAATCGCATGGCGTCTCTGTGCAAACTGACATTGTCATCTGCGGTAGGCCTGGCCATGAGTTCTACCATGCTGAGAAAACGCCAGGTCAGTCCTGGTCGATTTTCCAACAGTGTTTTCACTGCTTTGATATAAGCAAGATCTCGTATCAAATAGCCTCGTTCGTCATAATGATCTTTGAGATATTTAGGTTCATAGATAGGGCAATTAAAAATATTGCCCAAGGTATGCCATCGTCCATCTACATAGCGATCGTCTCTGTTGAAATCAGTCCAGCATACTATCACAGTGTCGTCGGCACCAAACTGATGCCTTTGGTCTGCTTCCATCACTGAGTTGAAGATATAATGATTGCCACCACCGGCTTGCCCCCAATTTTCAAAGTAGTCAAACTCTGGTGCCAAGCAGTCAGCCCAAGTACTCCAACGATAGTTGGTAAAACTACACCCAAATGCAAACAATCTTGACATTACGCTACTAGTTGTTTTTTCTTTATTGAAAACGTGCCTTGTGCTTTGGCAGCACCTGCACCTCGACGTGCACCTTTAGAGTCGCCGCCGTGTACTACATCCACTGTGGCTTTGCCAAAGTTTCTACGCCTTGCAAAGTAAAACAACTCTAAGAACCGGCTGAAGCTCATGGTCTTGTCTTCAGGAAAGTCCAAGCGATACACAGTTTTATTTTCCAACAATGGTCGATTAAAACTCAAATATTCCCAAATGTTGTAGTCCAACTCCAAGTTCATAGGGTACTGATTTCTATCATCATATTTGATATAGTAACTTCTTTGCAGTTTCATCAAGCTGGCCAGTAGATTGGCCGGCAAGTTGTAACGTTCTAAGAATTTTTCCAAATAATCATACAGTTGTTCCACTTGATTTTCTTGGTGCATGTTCATGCTGGTTCTGTGAATAATGTTCCAGCCGTGAATTTCTACACCAATCTTGGGATGGTCAATGCGTCCAGTCATCATCCAGTTGTTGAAATACATGCGAGCTTCTGCTTCTTCTTTTTGTATCCAGGCATTGGTCATAAAGTATGCAAACAAATCTTCGTAGTAGTCGTTGTAACTGATGCTCATGTACTTGTTGACGAATCGTGCAACCAAGGTAGCAAAACCATTGATGTGAAACGTGGTTTGAAACCAGGCAAATATCTGTGCATCCAACATCACGGGTGTGGGCATGTCTTTGGTACCTGTTATAACTTCAATTCTTTCTTCAATGTGCTCCACACTGTAACTACCGGCAAAATAGTCTGTCACAGCCTGGCTGGTGATCTTGAACAGTTTCTTTTGCAACAAATTCATTTCAGCATTTTCCAACAACTGTGCTTGAAATGTTGTGATACCAGTGTGTTGATTTAATTCGTATAATCCATAGAAGTTTTTCTTCCACGACTCAAGTGTTTCGCCGGGCAAGCCCAAAATCAGTTCTGTATATGCAGGAATGTTGCGTTGGTCGCACAGCTCAAATACCTCGCTGAGCTTGTTCATCTCCATGTTTTTTCTACGAATGTTTTCCAACACATCATGGTCCAGACTTTGCACACTCAGCGTTAGGCCTAGATTGAAACCACGTGCATCCAACAGTTTCTTCACAATGTCAATAACTTCTTTCTTTTGATTCTTGGCCCAGGAAACTGAGAATGTTCTTGGAGAACCATACTTTTCTTGCATCTCAATAATCTTGTCTGCAATCATGCCATCACGTTCGGGATACATGCCAAAGTTGGCATCGGTGATTGATATCCAGTCAAAATTGTGTTGGGCCATCCATTCTAGTTCAGCAAACACCCGTTCTAGTTCAAATTTCTTAACCTTGCTGTAAGTCAACGATCCCCAATCGCAGAATGTGCAAGCATATGGACAACCACGATTGGTTTCCAACGTACCTTGCCATGTTACTTCAGGGTGGTCCGCAATCATTTTGTCAAAGATGCCCAACAAGAACGGACTAGGCACTTGTTCTAATGTTTCAATTCTCTCAGCATCTTGTGTTTTTACAGCAACACCAAGACTGTTGATCAACAAGCCAGGTACTGATTCCCAGTCACCTTGTTCAAAATGTTGCAACACTCGCTTGAAAGTGATTTCACCTTCGTAACAGATCACAAGATCAATAAAGGGATTGTCCTTAAAGAAGTCGGGATTATTGATAGCAGGCTCAGGACCTCCCATGATGATCAATACTGAAGGATTAATCTGTTTAATTTGCTTGGCTATTTCGTAATTGTAATTACGATTCCATACGTAAGTACTAAAAGCAACTATGTTGTTCTTTGCCAATCTTTCAGCAGTTTCAGCCACTGGTTCGCGCCGCCATAGCCACTCGGTCACTTCAAAGCGTTCACGCACCCAAGGGTCCACCAAAGAATACCCCCATACCACAGCCGCAGAATAAGGCAAATAATATGCATTGAATTCCTTAGGCCCTTGTTGAAAATTTGGTTGCGCCCAGGCTATTTTATATGTCATCCTTTATTTAATCACTTGCCAAAGTGCTTGTGCGGGTTATCAAATTGAACCATTTGGTTGTTGACATCATTTTTGGCCAGCTTTTCCCAAGGATCTTGTGTGCCTTTGAAGATGTTTTGAAAGAATTCAGTGCTTAGGCCTTGCTCATGCATGTACGTGGCCAATTTGGCACAATCTTGATGACGTAGTTCCATTTGTTGTACACTGTGAAAATCATTCTCATCCATGGGACGCCCTTCCAACTGAGCACGTTCTTTATACGTGTCGTCGTCATTGTTGCCAGTGATGTCAGCACGATCATGCAGTGCCCACACAGGTATACGCTCCCAGATATCCAACATATAGGCCTGTTGACTGAGCCAAGCATCACCCACTGAATGCGGACTAAGATAGCCCAACAACTCGTACCATTTGCGTGGAACAATGGGGAAAATACTGTAAGGGTGATCTCGGTGTGTGTGAACAGCCAACAGTTTGAACTGGCCTTGGTATTTCATGATCTCTGTATCCCAGCCCTGTGTTTCCATCACAGCATCGTCGTTCCAACACATGAACCAATGAGCATCGGCTTGCTTGGCCAGTATGTTGTTGTAAACATTGAGTCGATGATAGCCTTGGCGTTGCATTTGCATGGCAGTGTAATCAATTTCCCGTTCATCCAACCAGGGTTGAAGTTCTGTTGTAAAATATTCAATACCCAAGGTATCATCATTATCAAATGCAAACATCAACTGCAAACGTTCAGGGCGGTCTGCAAGATTGATTACGCTACGAATGCTTCGTCCCAAGGTCGTGGTACGACCACGAGTGGGTAGTAACACTGCAATATCGTATTCTGGAGTCATTTAAACTTTTCCTTTAATTAAGCAAATAGATCTTCGTTCCATTCGCGATGGCCTTCTCTAAAAGCCATGTTAGCCTGCGTCTCACGTACTTCCACTCTATAACACCAAAGACGCTCGGCTTCGCCCGGCCCCCACATGTCAGGAATATAAACACCGTTGACGTATCGGTACAACTGATCGGCTAGGCCTTCACAGCCTAGTCGGGGTAATATAGTTAGTTTGGCAAGATTTCTGCGTTGCATTTCCTGATAGAACTCCAGTTCAGGATCGTCCTCTGCCACCAGCAATGTGTGGTCAAATTGACTTTCCAACACGGACTTGAGTTCTTTCAATCCACCATAGTCGGCAGCCCAATTACGTGAATCCAAGTTGTCTGTTCCAAAATAGAACTTCATACTGAAGCTGTATCCGTGAATTAGATTACAATGGCTGTCTGCCCGCCACTGACGATATGCGCACGGAAATGCATCGTGGTATTCTTTGGTTGATGTGTATTTGTATTGTCTTGCTGACATCCAACGGTGTCCTACTTCGTATTGATCTTGTGACATGCTTTTCTCCTATGTTAATTTTAGCATAGGCAGCAGAATTTGTATAGCGGGATGATGCTCAAAGGCCGCTTAAAGAGATATTTATGTTGGCTGTTGATAGCCCGTGGCTTTGTAGTTGGCCTGTCCCGAGATCACCCCGCGAACGCCACCAATGGGGTCAGCACAATCGCCATGACGTCTAGGGATGAGATGCACATGTGGATACATCACAGTTTGGCCAGCAGCCTGTCCCATGTTGATGCCCACATTGAATGCATCGCACTCACCAGCCTCAACCAGTTTCTCACCATGGTAGTAGGCCGACATAAAACAATCTCTAATCATAGAGGCGTTGTTGTACATGGGCACAAACAACAGGTGTCCACGTGTGACAGGATATCGATCTTGGAATACAACCACATGAAAGTCGCTGAGTTCGTTGACTTTCAAATCCCAGGGTGCTACTCCAGCTTTTTGTGCTGATTCTAATGTTTCATATTTCATTTACTATCTTTCTTTTATTGCCATGTCTTTTGATATCC